TGTCAACCCAGGAAATATTCCTCCGAGTCGACCATCGCTATTCGGCAGTAACTTTCTAGAAAGACAGAATCCACCAATGACTAGCTTCATGGGCCACGGCGATGATTCTAATACTTTATAAGACGAACAGGATAATTAGATGACAATCGGATGTGACTCAAGTACACCACTAACTTCAAGGTTTGACGCTCAAGTCTTGACGCCAAATAGTGCGGTCTTCGATGCTCTATTTGAGCCGTCGTCATTCATCACAAATAATCCACTAGATAGAGTTGATAGAACGACTGTTGTAGACTTAACAAATAGACTGAACGTGCTTCTCGGTGCGATTGATTTAACCTCGTATCCCGTACTTGAGAATAGGTTCGATCAGTTTCCTATCACATACGTAGAGATCGCTGACTTTGTTTTGACGAATCAGATTAATACCTCTACGATATACCCAGTCATTCGTGATTACAATCCAGACCTATCGATGCCAGTTCAATTCGATAGCTTTCTGAGTGACTTCGATTTTCACTTAGATGCTAACATTGGCAAGACCATCTCTGGTGGACTATGTGGCCAATTCGGAAACATCTTTACTAAGATACTAGGACTGTTTACATTAATTGATACCGCAAAGGGGCTTATTGATGATATTAAGAACTTAGCAGAAAAAGATCCGCTAAAGAAGATAAAGGCTTTGACGCTTCAGCAAACTATTGTAGCACTAAAAAACGCTATTGTCAAGATTGTTAAGAAGCTGGTGAAGAAAGTTAAAAAACAAATCTTGGCAACGATTAATGCTGTTGTTGCTACAATCTCTGATATTAAGATTTCTGCCGAAAGACTCTTTAAGAAAATGAAGAAGATGGCTGATGATATCTCAAAGTTCTTTGACGACGCTAGTATTGAGAGTTTCATCGAAAGGATCGAAAAGTTTATCGCCAACACTTCGGCACAGTTCGAGAGATTGACCGTCGAAAACGTGGCACTCTTGATGTTCCGTTTCTGTCAGTTCACAGAGTTGCTGCAATCTCTTCTCATGGGACCAGCTAAAGCACTCACGACGCTTGCAGAGGCTATTGCCGTCGAATCGCTTATTGCGAAGAACTCTTCTCTCAAGGAGACTAAGTCAGCCGTGGATGCCGGTGCTACACGAGTACCTCAAGAAGCTCGAATCGCTACAAAATCATCTGCCATTGAGAACATTAATGCAGTAAGCACATCGACCCCGGAATCAACGCCTCTAACATCCTCTGTTGCTAACCCCCCACAAGTCGATTGGCAGACACCAAGAGAAGCTACGTCTGATGAGTTGGGCGAGATAAACACCCTCACATCGGCAGGTGTTTCAGGTAAATTCTCGTTCACAGGAGATATCGTAAGTGGCGATAGATGGCAAAAAGTTCAGCCCATCGTATGGACTAAATTGATTAGAGTCTGTGAAGAGACTGGTAAAGAGTTTATAGTTAACTCTGCATGGCGCAGTAAGGATTATAATAAATCAATCGGTGGTGCCAAGAACTCTATTCATATGAGTGGCTATGCTATTGATATTAAAGTCAGTGCTGGCGATAGAGATGCAGTCTTCTTGGCAGCAGAACGTGCGGGATTTACGGGAATTGGAATCTACAGCACGTTTATGCACCTTGACTGCGGACCTAGAAGAATGTGGGTAGCAGGTCATGGAAGCCAATCGGGCTCTAGGTATCCCGTTACGGGATCTGAGAAAACAAAATGGATTAATGCTATAGCCAAACATAACGCTGATGCATATAGAAAGAACTCGGGCGTTTCGGAAGAGCAATTAGCGCAGCAAAACTCGCTTGAAACGCTGAGAGCAAAGACAGAAGAATTTGCGAAAAACGCCTTGCGTAAAACATAAATATAAGAAAAGGAAACACTATGGCAGTCTTAACACCCGGTACAAGAGTACGAGAGTTCTACTCAGATTTTGCAAAGAATCTGGAGCAAGTTCCTGGGCGAACAGACCTGTCACGGCGAATAAACGAAAGTGCCGTTAAAGAGTCCATTAAGAATATAGTTCTCACGAATAAAGGCGAGAGGTTGTTTCAGCCTGATTTTGGTTGCAACATTAATGGGTCACTGTTTGAGAACATCGACGCTAACACTGTTATCATTTTGAAAGACGACATCACTCGGGCCATTCGAACATACGAGCCGAGGTGCATAGTTAAAAACGTAGAAATTATTGCGGACTTAGATACTAATGACATACGAGCCACTGTCCTGTTTAGTGTCATAAATAACAGTAACACGACATCACTAACAATAGATCTTGTCAGGGAAAGATAATGGCTAATATATCACCAGTAACAAATCTAGACTTCTTCGCAACAAAAGAAGCGCTAAAGACTTTCCTGAAGAACCAGGATAGATTTAAAGACTACGACTACGAAGGGTCGAACATGAACGTTCTGCTTGACGTTCTGTCGTATAACACGTTCTACAATAACTATTACTACAACATGGCAATCTCTGAGATGTTCCTTGATAGTGCATCACAGCGTAATAGTGTCGTAAGTCACGCAAAAGAATTGAACTACATGCCTCGTAGCAGACGATCCTCTGCACTTAAGTGTGACATTTCGTTCTCTGTTCCTAACTCGTATCAGTCAAACTTCTTAAGCATTCCAGCCGGCACCACGTTCAGCGGTCGTTGTGGTAATAAGACATACGTATTCTTAAATGATATCGCATACGTGGCTTCTAGAAGTGCGTCAAACTCTACGCTATTTAATGTTACTGATGTAGACCTCTACGAAGGTAGAAAAATCAATGAGATCCTGACAATCGCTAATACAACTATATCCAATAAATGGGTAGACACAAGTAGTATAACCCTAACGGTAAACGGAAACGCATTCACATACAAGAGTGAAATCTTTGGGGTGGCTTCTACTGCTCGAGTGTTCTATCTACAGCCCGAGAACGATGGCAAATATAGTGTTCAATTCGGACAAAATAGGTTTGGATTTCAGCCCACTATCACTGATGTGATTGCAGTGTCGTATAGAATCTGTTCTGGACCAGAGTCAAACGGCGTAAACAGCTTGACGCTTTCGAGTAGTTTTGGTGGAGCAAGCTCGAACACAATTACCGTAACATCGCAATCATCTGGTGGATTCTACGCAGAAAGTCTCGAGTCTATTCGCACATTTGCGCCAAAGGCATTGCAAGTTCAAGAGCGAGCCGTTACAAAACGTGACTACGAAATTCTATTGAGATCCAGATTTCCTAATATCGAAGCCATCTCTGTATATGGTGGCGATGAAGTTGATCCTCCTCAGTATGGCAAGGTCATCATCTCTGTTGACGTTACAGGTGGAGAAGGCGCTGCCGATTACGAAATAGCCAACTTTAAAAACTATTTAAAAGATAAGACACCTCTGACTATCGAACCAGTGTTCGTTGCTGCTAAGTTCTTGTTTGTTGATACTAGTGTTAATGTTGTGTATGATCCCAACCTTACTACGAAATCTAGTTCGCAAATTAAAACTGAAGTTCAGTCAGCTATTCTTACGTATCAAGACACGTACCTGAATGACTTTAATAAGACACTCCGTCAATCAAGATTGGCAACATTCTTAGACTCCGTTGATAACTCGATTGTAAGTTCTGACATTGTAGCAAAACCCGTTATACAATATATTCCTGTTCTAAATATTGCAAGCAGTCCGTCGTTCTCATTCGAGGACGCTCTTGTTAGACCGTATGCATTCGATTCAGCAACAGGTTTCACAGCGTTCACGCCCGCAGTAAGCACTACGAAGTTTACTGTTGAAGGAACGCTTGTGGCTATGCAGGACGACGGACTAGGTAACTTTATGCTAGTTACCACCGACGCAGAGGTAACTCGTGTGTTTAAATCTAAGGTCGGTACAGTGAATTACACTACAGGTGCTATTAAGTTGTCTAATCTCACTGTCGACTCGTTTGAAGGTGCAGCTATTAAGTTCACTGCATCTACTATTAACAAAGACGTTAAAACACCTAAAGACCGAATCATCTCTATTCGTGGCGAAGACATCACTGTAACCGTAACACCGTTGGCGACATAACATGAGCTTAGCAGTCCGAGATAGCACGTACTCAGGAATTGACCTACAGTTTCCGACTCTCTATAGAGAAGACGGTGAGTTCATGGTCGAATTCACGAAAGCGTATTATAAATTTCTTGACGAAAGAATGGATCGTAATATTCCCAAGCTAAGGGATATTGATACGACTCTAACATCCTTCCTTGTGTTCTTTAAAAAGAAATATCTCGCTGATCTTCCGCTCGACACAGTAATAGATACACGTTTTATCATTAAGCACGTTACCGACTTATATAAGAGAAAGGGTACGCAGGAATCACTTGAACTTCTCTTCCAACTGTTCTATAATGAACAGATCGAAGTGTTCTATCCTTCAACTAATATCTTAAGACCGTCGGACTCTGTATGGGGCGGCGACACATATCTAGAGATGAATCCAGTTTTCGTTGTAGATAGTTATCCTATTCGAAAGGGCGATAGAATCAAAGGTAACATCTCGTTAGCAAGTGGTTTCGTAGATGAGATCATCTTTGTCAACTTCAGTGGTTCGTTGACTCCTATCATATATCTGTCAAATATCGTCGGAAAGTTTTCCTCGGATGACGGCTTGCTCGTGACACGACTTGGCGAAACTTTTATTGTGGGCAAATTGATCGCTGGCTCTATAAGCCAAAGTACGATATCGCCTGCGAGTCGTACTCCGGGTCAGGCCGTTGGCAATAGACTGAATCTTGTATCGGATGAATATGGGATTGATGCTACAGCTTCTGTGTTGTCCGTCTCAGATGTCTCTACTGGTCAAATTGATTTTAAAATCGAAGAAGGCGGTTTTGGTTACGCTAATCCTTCATCTGTAACTGCCTCAAATGCTGTTGGCATTAGTAATCAAGTTCTTATTGTGACACAAACGACCTCGCCTACAATTAGACCTGGCGATATCATATCGTGTGATGAGGCAGCAATTACCTCGCCAACCAAAACGTTTTTATCAACACCAACTCCTATCTCTGGAACCGGTGTTGTCATTTCTTATGTTCATCCATTGATTTATATTAAAACAATGACTGACGCTGAG